GCCGTTGGTCACGAGGACGGCGCCGAGAAGGGTGTACTTGAACCGTTCCAGCGACCGGACCCGCACCTCGTGGTCCGGGAGCACCGTGGCCAGGTTCGCGCCGGACAGCACGTTCTCGGCAGCGCGTATCCGGTCGGACTGCTCCCGGTGCAGCTCGTCGGCGGCGGTGTTGCGGGAGTCAAGCTGCTCCATGTGAGCCCTGATGCCGAGCAGCGTCAGGTTCAGCGCGCCGAGCGAGTCGCCCAGGGATCTCTCCAGTGACTGGGTCTGCTGGTAGACGTCCTTGAGGGTGATCCTGACCTGCCCGTCGCGTTCCTCATCCATCCGGCACGGGTCCCTTCGGCGATCCTGGTGATTGACGGCGCAGCCCGCTATACGGTGTCGTACGACTCGTGATAAACTCACGACATGGACCAGCTCGGATGGACGGTCCGCAGCGATGAGGCACGCCGCGACTTCCGCGTCCTGCTCAACTCGGTCGAGCACGACGGCGCGCACGTGACGATCGCCCGGTACAACACCCCGGCCGCTGTCATGGTGCCCGTGGAGTGGTACGAGCGGGTGACATCGGCCCAGCGCCCGCAGGATCAGGGAGAAGGCACGCAATGAACCGCATCCTCAGGACCGCCGCCGCGCTCGCCGCGTCGTTAGCGGCCGTCGGCCTCGCGATTCTTCCCGCATCCGCCGCCCCGCAGTCCCCCCAGCCGGCGGGGCAGATCTACAACGAGATCCCGTACTTCTGCATCGCCCTGGCCAGCCACGGCGCGGGACACCGCGCCGCCGGCGCGATGTGCTCCGGCAGCCGGTCGCAACTGTGGGCCGTCCGCGGCAGCCGGATCGTCACCGCGTCAGGGCTGTGCCTGACGGCAACGGCGGACGGCCAGGTCATCACGGCGCGCTGCGGCTGGCCGCACGGCCAGCGGTGGACCTTGCTGCGCGGCGCCACCAGGCCCATGGGGAGCCACCGGATCGAGTCCCGGCGGTTCGGCGGATCGTGCCTCGCGCTGCCGCCGTCCTACACCGGGCCGGTGCAGCTCAACCCGTGTGACGGGCCGCCCGTCAATCAGGGCGGAACCGGGTACTGGGTGACCGGCCAGTAGGGACCATTACAGCGACGCCCAGACGATCTCCAGCGTCGACTGCTGGCCCGCGGTCACCGAGGTTTCCGGTGCCGACGCCGAGCCGGCGTACTGCACGGACACCGCGATCGAGTCCTCGCCGCCGATCAGGTAGAACCAGAACGTGCCGCTGGTGCCCTGCCCGTGGACGGTCTGGACATTCTGCTGCGGGTACTGGTAGCTCGCCGAGTAGTCGTTGCCGGCGGATATGACGGCGTACAGGTCGCCGCCGGCGGTCGGCGTCTGCATGAACCCGGTGGTGGTGGCCTGGTACCAGCCGCTGAACGGGGGGGTCCACCACCAGTTGGGCGATCCGCTCCAGCCGCCGTACGGGTCCTCGTCGACCGTGTCGATCTGCAGCGGGTTGGCGGTGAGGAGCGACTGGGGGGTGACGGCCTGGCGGCCGCGGAACACGACTTTCGTGGTGAGGAACCACCAGTTGTCGTAGACCCAGGTCTCGAAGTCGGACAGTTCCGGTTCGTCGCCGGCGGGGAAGAACGGAACGGCGGGTGCGGGCGGAACCGGTCCCGAGGGGCCGCCCCCGCCGCCGCCGCCCCCACCTCCGCCGCCGCCTGCGGGGGCGAATACCGGGAAGTAGGTTCCCGAGCCGCCTGGCACGGCTCAGCTGCCGTAGATGTCGTAGACGCTGCCCGAGCCCGGCGTGGTGGTGCCCCCGAAGGAGCCGGTCGCGTTCCCGTAGGTCTGGACATACAGCCTGGAGTTGGTGGGCGCGGTGCCGTTGATGTAGACGCCGTAGCCCTGGTGCGGCGTGCCGTTCCGGTCGTAACTCGTGCAGCCGTACGCCTGGATGTCGGTGAGTGCCGAGCCGAAGTAGAAGCCGTGGTAGGTGGCGGTGCTGCCCAGGCTCGCGGAGTCGGAGTGGCAGTGGCTCATCGCCATCTTGCCGGCCGTGATGTACCAGTTGTGGTAGGAGCTGTCGATGACGACCACGTTGGCGAAGCTGATTCGTGCCGCGCCGCCCGAGATCCCGTACCCGTGGGAGTTGTAGACCCGGCAGCCGGAGTAGCAGGTGGACCCGCCGGTCGCCTGGATCCCGCCCGAGGTGCCGGCGGTGCCGTTGCCCTCCAGGTGCAGGCCCGTGACGACCGAGTCGATCAGGCCGCTGCCGTCAAGGCCCCACCCGGCGGCCTGCTCGATGTGGCAGTCCCGCAGCAGAGTGGAGCGCACCGACGTGCCGAACACGATGCCGCCGCCGCCGGGATTCATGACGGTCAGGTCCCGCATCCTGTGCTTGGGATCGGAGTACGTGAACGGGGTCTGCGACACCTGGGAGTTGCGGTAGATCCCGTGCACCGACCCGACGCCCTTGCCGTCGAGGTACAGGTCGTGCAGGCTGGTCCGCTCGGTATAGGTCTGGGCGTCCTGGATCATCGCCGTGCCGGTGAACCCGGACGCGCAGTTGATGTGGCAGCCGGCGTTCCCGATCGCGCCGCCCAGGTCGACCCAGGACTGAAGCTGGATCGGGGCCGAGATGCCGAACGTGTTCCCCAGCAGCAGCACCGACCCGCCGCCGCCGGACGGCGGGGTGCTGGAGGTCTGCCCGGTGGCCTGCACCGCGTTGATGGCGGCGTTGATCTGCACCTGGTCGCCGGTGCCGGAGCACTGCCACACGTAGGCGGAGTCGGCCGTGACGTACTTCAGCGCCGACGGGCAGTCCGATGAGTAGACGACCGCGAGACCCGACACCGGCCCGACCTCCAGACTGCCCGGCTAGAACCCGCGCCAGATCGCGATCATCTTGCAGAGCAGCCCGGCGGAGTTGTGCAGCTGCAGGGCGGAGCCGAGGTTCTGGGAGCCCATGACCTCGGCGTACTGCCCGGCGGTGACCCGCAGATGCCGCCGCACCGTGGCGCAGCAGCCGACGCCGCCGGACGACCCCGGTATGACATCGCCCCACAGGGTGGTGCCGCCGGAGATCCGCAGCCCGGCGCACAGCGAGTACGCCGACGCCGACCCGAGGGCGGACACCTGGCCGTAGACGTACCAGACGCCGGGGAGCGGGAAGACGTACCGGGTCGGGCTGGAACCGGACCACCCGCCGTAGTTGTCGAGCCACGCGGCCTGGCCGGTCGGGGAGGGGCCCTGGTTCCAGGTGACGGCCGTGCCGGCGGGGAACGTCTGGGAGGCGAGGTTCTGGGTGGCGGCGCCGCTGTTCGTGAGCCGCGCCATCGGCGGGAAGGCGAGCAGCCGGATCTGGTCCCGGACCTGCTGGTTGAGCCACGCCGCCGAGACGGGCACGGTGACCGGCGCGCCGGAGCTGTGCGGGTAGGCGCAGGGCGTGATCGAGATCGTCGTCCCGGTGATGGCGGTGATGGTGACCGGCTCGGCGCTGGGCGGCGAGACGCCGGGCGGCGGCACCACGTCCAGGCCCAGCGTGCCGTCGGCGATCATGCCCTGCGCCGATGAGACGACGACCGATGTCGCCCCGGCCGCAGCCGGGGAGGTCAGCGTCACCCCGGAGCCGGGCGGCCACGGCGCCGGCGCCACGGGGCTTGCGATGACGGTCCCGGACGGCGCGCCGGCCCACTGCATGGTCAGGTAGGCGTGGGTGATAGCCGGGGTCGAGGCGCCGGTCTGCACCCCGTACAGCGCCACCGTGTCGGTGGCGGTCACGGTGCCCGATCCGGTGGACGTCACGGCCTGCGGCGATCCGCCGGAGGCGGCTGACAGCTGGAACGCCGGGCCGGAGGCTGAGACGACCCAGTACGTGACTCCCGCCGCGAAGCCGCCCGGCAGGGTGGCGCCCGCCGACGAGAGGACGACGGGCGTGCCGTTCGAGTACGCCGACCCGGGTGCGGTGAACAGGCTCCCGGCTGAGGTGGCGGTGAACGGATAGGGCGTGACGGTGCCGTTGAGCAGCACCAGGTCCGCGACAGCCGGCGCGGGGCCGTTGGACCCCTCGGTGCTGGTCGACGCGCCGCCGACATTGTAAGCGGTCCCGTTCTGGGTGTATGTCAGGCCCGCGGTCGTCTGGCTGGACGTCACCGCGTTGTTGCTCGCGTGGTAGCCCTCGCACAGGTACCAGCCGGGCAGCGGCGCGGAGATCTGCGGGCTCGGGATCTGGTGGGCGGCCCACGTGTCGGTCAGGTCGGTGTCGAGGCCCAGCTGCGTGATGACGTTCTGCGGCAGGCTCTGCCCGGTGGTGAGCTGCGCCGCGACGACCAGCGGCGGACCGGTGAGCAGCTGCACCGCGTTCGTCACGTCGCCGCGCAGGTAGCGGGTCAGGATCTTGTCGCCGGGCGACCAGGTTCTCGGGGCCGGAAGCACGGGATAGGAGGGCAGCGGCACCGTTCACCGTCCCGGCTGTCGGTACCTGTGGTGGGACGCAAAGTGCCCGGCGACGGCGGACCTGAAGGTCAATACCCGAGCGGGTTTGTCCCGTTTAGGAGCCCTCTGACCGTATCGTCCGCCGTCAAGACGTTGCCGAGGTAGCGCACCAAGGAGACCACGGTCCGCCAGCTACCGGGCTGCGTGTTATGACTCAAGGTCATGATTTGAAATTGCCCCGTGATTTCGAGCTGGGTGCCCGCCAGGCGCAGGTTCAGAAATGCGACCTGGCCGCTCTCCAGTGACAGGACGACGGGCCACAGTGCCGGGTTCGCCGACGGGTCGAGGGTGAGCTGCGCGATCCTCGTGGCCGGGTCGCCGTACTGGTTCGCGATCCACTGCGCCGTGTCCATGATCACGGCCGGGTCGGACAGGTACACCGTCTGCTGCAGCGTCAGGTCGCCGTACTGGCCCATCGACGTGGGATTGGTGAGCGCGACCGTGACCCCGGCCGCCGCGCCGCCGATGACCTTCGGCCCGGCGAGCTGGGTCATCGTGAGGTCGTTGAAGATCTGCGTCGGGTCGTAGTCCGTCGCGATGTCGGCGAGGAACGGCTGCTCGGTCGCCGACGCGGTGAATGCGGCGGCGTCGGCGAAGAACTGCACCGAGCTGGCCGGCGTTCCCGCCGCGGCGATCGTGACGATGGCGTGGTCCGCTGCGGCCGGCGCCTGCCCGGCCGCGGTGATCTCGGCCGGCAGCCCCGCGGTGAGCGCCGTCGTGGCGGACGGGCTGGACGAGATGAGGCTGCCGCCCGAGGTGTACCAGGAGATGGTGACGGTGACGCCGGACGCCCAGCCCTGCGGCGAGTACAGCCACGGGCCGGTGGTGTACGAGTCGCCGGGTATGACCGGGATGCTCTCGCTCGCGATGCCCGGCACCGCAGTCGTGCCGCTGCCGGTGAACAGCGCGGAGTGCTGGCCGCCGTAAGACCACAGCGCCGACTGGCTGAGCGCGGCGGAGTTCTGCGCCGTCCACGGGCTGACACCGGACTCGAAGCCCGAGTTGGCGTTGAGCTGCGCCGCCACCAGGCCGCCGAACGTCCAGCTGACGGGCAGGTCCCACCCGGCCTGGCGGCCGAGGACGAACAGGTAGCCCGGCCCGTCCACCATCAGCAGCGACGAATCGGACTCGGCGATGTTGACCAGGTTCTGGCCGACGGCCTGCCCGGCGACATCGGTCGCGCCGACGACCGTGTCGATGCCGGGCGGGATGCACCGCGGGAACGCGCAGTTCCCGGCCGACAGGAGCCGGTCGATCCGCTGCCCCGTCAGGTCGTCGCCGTACAGGCCGGTGAGCATCGACAGGTAGTGGGTGACCAGCCGGGACTGGGTCAGAGTGCCCGCGTAGACCGCGCAGTGGGCTACCTGGCCGTCGAAGAACGTGCCGGTCGCCTGCCGGTCAGCCTGCCCGCAGAATGACAGCCAGTACGGCGTGGCCGCCAGGTTGCACGTCCCGGAGGCGACGACGGCGGACCCGGCGTTGACGTAGATCCTCCACGTCGTCTGGGTGAATTCCAGCGCGACGTGGAACCAGCTGCCCGACTGCCAGTCGACGGTCGACACGGTGGTGTAGGTCGGCGTGCCGGTGGTCTTGTCGACCGTCACGACCTGCATCTGGCCGGTGGCCATGACCAGCAGGACCGCGATGAGGATGGCCTTGGAGTTCACGACGGAGATCAGCCGCTGGCCCTGCGCCGGTGCTGCGGTCGAGACGTTGAACCAGCCCTCGGCGGTAACGCCGCCAGGGACCGGCGGCAGGTTGCTGTCCTGGTAGTACAGGCTGTAGCCGTTCAGCGCCGCGGTCAGCCCGGACTGCTGCCACGAGCTTGCGGAGCCGTCGCCGGCGAGGTAGGGGGCGGAGACGCCGAACGCCGAGACCGCGCCGGCGGGGCCGTACTTGGAGACGGCGACCTGGATCGGGCCCGCGGCGGTCGGCGCGAGGTTCGCCCCGGAGACCGACCCGGCGGGGTCGTCCAGCGGCCAGTACGCGAACAGGCCCGGTTCCTGCAGCACCTCGGCCCGCGGCAGCGTCTTCAGCTGCGTGGTCAGCACGGACCACACGTCCGCCGATACGGCGTTGGTGACCTGGTATCTGGCTGAGGTGAGTGCTTTCGGCCACCGTTCCATGAAGGTCCGCGTGACCGGGTAGGTGCGGGAGTTCGCCGCGGGTGGCGGTGGCCAGGTCACCAGCAGCCGGACCGGGGTGTAGACCCGGACGGACGGGTAGTACAGGCCGGCGGCGTACTCGGGGGTGAGGTTCCCGTCGTTGTTGGCCAGCGTCCAGTTGCCCTGCCCGGCCTGGATGGAGTCGAGCTCGTACTGCTTCCCGCGGCCGGTGTTCATGCCGCGGAACCTGGACGTCATGCCCCACCAGGACTGCTGATCCCAGGGTGTGGTGGCGCCGGAGCCGAACGCGGCCTGGGCCTGCACCAGCGGCCAGTTCGGGTTCGGCGCCACCGGTGCTATCCCCTGGACGAGGACGGCCGCGGCGACGCCCGCGAGGTCCGCGGCCACGCTGGCGCTGTAGCTCGCGGTCGCCCCGGCGCTGGCGAGCTGCCAGGCGGGGGTGATGACGCAATCCGCGGCGTGGTCCGTGCCGTTGGATGACACGACCGGGGGCAGCGCGTTCCACCCCGAGCCGGGGCCGCTGATCAGCGCGGCGGTGCTGTCGGAGGCGAGCAGGGTCAGCAGCAGCGCCTGGGCCGGGACGCCGATGATCGCGTCCGACACGTACAGCAGCGTGCTGGCGGCCGGGGTGCCCGTCATCACGACCGTCATCGCCGCCGCGACCGCGGCGGCCGGGGCGGTGCCGGAGACGGTCAGGAACAGGGCTTCCCCGGCGTCAGCCGGGACAGCGGCGGCCGTGGCTGAGGAGATCGGGGAGCCGCCGGAGCTGTACCAGGTGATCCCGGCCTGGACGGAGGGCCAGCCCTGCGGCGACACGGCCCACGACGACGCGGTGCAGGGCTGCCCGGCGGTGACCGGCACCGTCTTCTCGCTCGATGCGCCGGGGCTGGCGGTGACGCCGTCGGGGGTGATCTGCAGGGAGAAGTCGGCCTGGTAGCCCCAGCAGGAGACGGCGGCGAGGGCGGCGTTCCCGAGCCCGGTCCAGGGCGTTACGCCCGCGGCGAACGACGGGTTGGCGTTCAGCGGCGTTCCGGCCGGGGACTGGCCGAGGGCCATCGCGGGCAGCGACGTCGCGCCGCTGGCCAGGCCGGTGACGATCCCGGCGAGGGTCTGCCATGGTGACAGGCCGGTGAACTCGGCGACCAGGGCCGCGAGGGACGGGGTGAGGCCGTTGGGCGAGACGTAGACGTTGCCGGCCTGCCGCGGGTTGGCGGTCGCCCAGATCGACGCGCCGGCGAGCCCGGATGTGCTGGCCGCGGTTCCGGCAGGGGTGCCGACCGGGTCCCACTTGTTGTGCGCGTCGTCGCCGACGCCGACCGTCGGCGCGAGCCCGGCCGGGGATTTCCAGCCGCAGAACGCCACCATCCACGAGCCCGGCGCGCCGGAGTTCGCGACCGGGATCTGCAGGGTCGGCGCGGGCGGAAGCGGCGCGGTGAACCCGGCCGGCGCGGCCAGGCTGCCGGACCATGACCGGAACGGCGTGAGGGGCGCCAGCAGGGCCGAGAACGGGGCTGTGACGGGGGCGCTCAGGATCGGCACGGTCCGGCCCTCCGGTCAGGGCACTGTGATCGCGGTGGCGTTGACGTAGTAGCTGCCGTTCCCGATCACGAGCGTGTCGGCGGACTGGTTCGCAATGTTGCCGATCGGGCACTGCGGCTGGATCACGATGGCCGTGGCCGAGCTGCCGACGTTGATCTTCGCGGTGCTCGCCCCGCTGCCCAGCCAGGACGGGGAGTCGATCTTGGTGAGGATCGTCGTGGACTCCAGGGCGATGTCGTAGTGGCTGCCCATGCCGGAGCCGCCGAGCCGCTGGTAGTCGTAGATGGACGTCGCCGCCGACCCGGATCCCGCGGAGGCGTTCTTGCCGATGCTGACCAGGTCGTTTCCGACCGTCAGCGCGGCCAGGTCCCAGATCACCACCCGGCGGATCACGGTGCCGCTCGCGCTCTCGATCCGGATCGCGCCGCCGGCGGGATACTCCATCGAGATGTCGGAGAACTCGTTCGCCCTCGCCCGCACGTCGGTGCCGGAGTTCGTCGAGGCGATCCGGTAGTGGTAGCGGGTGTTGTCCTGGCCGGCGTTGAAGGTGTGGTTGTGCTCCCAGGTGTTCTGGTTGATCAGGGAGCCGTTGCCGGTGAGGATCCAGCCTTCGATCGTCCGCGTCGCGCCGTTCAGGTTCTCGCGGTTGTGGTCGAACTGGCACTCGATCATCTGGGTGAGGCCCTGGGCGTTCCAGATCGCGCCGCCCGCGTTCTTCTGGTCCAGCTGGCAGTCGTGGACGCGTGCGCGGCTGCAGTTGGCACCGGAGAAGATGTCGCTTCCGCCGCTGGCGGACTGCAGGGTCAGGTGGTCGATCTCGACGGTCTCGAGCAGCCCGGCCGGCTGCATATTGAACAGCGCCGACGCCGCGTTCGTGATCGTCGTCGAGCCCCACCCGTCGCCGGTGAGCCGCATGCCGGAGACCGGCGTGAGCGCCGAGCTCGTCTTGTACGTCCCGGCCGGCACGTAGATCGTCCCGCCGCCTGATGGCAGCGCCGCGATCGCCGCGGTGAACGCGGCGGTGGAGTCGGCCACCCCGGTCGGGTCGGCGCCATAGGCGTGGGACAGGACGTTGATCCAGCCCTGGGCGCCCGTATAGAAGTCGCGGGCCGAGGTGCCGTGCACCACTGCGGCCGTCCCGGAACTGTGCGCCGGCGCGGGTGACCCGTCGTCGCCGCGGACGCAGTTCGCGAACGTGTAGGGCCCGGTGCCGGTCGGTGCCTGGGTGACGGTCACGACTTCCTGGTTCGCGGTGAAGTACTCAAGCAGCAGGGTGTACGGGTAGTACGGCGGGAACCCGGTCACCGAGGCGACCTGGACGGACGCGACGGTTCCCGGCGAGACCGAGCCGAGGCTGGCCGACAGGGTAGTGAGGACCGCGCCGGAGGAGTAGTGCAGCACCGGGCCTCCTCCGTCAGGGTGTTTACCGGCGGCCGGCGCGGGTTGTGGTCTGCGACGTCGGGTTCCGCTGCTCCAGCTGCAGGACGGCCTTCTGCACGACGGGCTCGAGCATGGTGAGCAGGTGCGCGTCGTTGGCCAGCGCGAACCCGGACGCGAGGTTGAACGGGCCGACGTGGTAGTGGTTCTCGATCGTCACGGTGCCGCCGGAACCGGCTGCGGCGCCGCTGCGGCCGGCCAGGGCGAAGCCGGCGGCGCCGGCGAGCCGCTTCGCCGCGGCGTCGACGAGCGGCCGGCCGGCGTCCATCCCGCTGGCGAGGCCCTGGGCGAACATCAGGCCGTGCCAGTGCGCCACGGTGGACTCCGAGTGGATGCCCAGCTCGCGGCGGATCCGGTCGACCATCGCCTTCGCGATCCGCGCCATCAGCGCCTCGATGGCTTTCTGCTGGTGCTCCAGGCCGGACAGGAATCCCTGCCCGGCGTACTTCCCGCTGTCGTACATCGCGTTCGCGGCCTGCTGCCCGAGCGCGGTCGCGCCGGCGGTGATCTGCGTCTCGGTCTTGTTCAGCTGCCCGATCTCCGACACCGGGCCGTTGAGGAGCGCTTCGGCGATCTGCATGCCGCTGTCCGGGCCGGCCTGGATGATCTGGTTGAGCAGGTTCCGGTTCAGGCCGAGGCGGGACAGCCTGCGGATGTCGGCGTTGAATTTCTGGATCTTCGCCAGGTCGGCCTGCAGCCCGGCTTCCAGGCCCTGGCTGGTGATGACGGAGCCCGAGGGCATGCCGGACACGACGTTCGACAGGCCGGCCCATGAGGTGACCGAGGACGCGGTGGAGGTCGCGTACTTCTCCGCCGTGGCGATGGTCTTCAGGATCGCGGCCCGCCTGGTGGCGTCGGCCTGGAGCCGCAGGTTGTCCCGCTCGATCCAGTTCGTCAGGGTGACCGCGGTCCGGTCGGTGATCAGCCCGGCTGTGAGCGCGTCCTTCACCGCCGTGGCCAGCTTGCCCGCAGCGGACCGCACCTGCGAGGCGGTCCCCTCAAGGCCGACGATGATGCCCTCGCCGACCAGGAGGCCGAGCCGTTCCATGACCTTGGACGGGGAGAAGATGTGCATCACGGAGGAGAACGCGGACGCGATGCCGTGGCCGATGCCGGTGATGGTGCTCCACAGGCCGCCCAGAGCGGACTTTATGCCGCCGATCAGGCCCCTGACCAGGGCATTTCCGGCCTGGATCAGGATCGTGCCGAACCCGGACGCGATGTTCTCGATGATGTGCACGATTCCGTGCCAGATCGCGGATGTCGCGTTTGACAGCTCCCGGCCTGCTTGTGACCATTTGCCCTGGATTATGTCGAGAACGGCACCCACTATATCCAGTATAACACGAATTGTGGTGCTTATGACCGTTGCGACCAGATTCCACGCCATTTTCGTGACGCCCCAGACCACATCCCACGCGGCCTTGACCACCCCCACGACCAGGGCAGCCGCGACCCGGACGACGGTCTTGATGATGTCCCAGTCGGCCTGGATGGCGACGGCGACGAAATCCCAGACCGCCTTCGCTATCTTCATGATCTCGGCGCCGTGCGCCTTCCAGAACGCGGCGAAAACGGCGAGCTGCGCCTTGATCCAGGCCAGCGGCCCGGTGACGAACCAGTGCACGACGTCGCCCGCGAGCCGGACCGCGTCACGCCAGACGCCGGCGAAGAAATGCGCGACGTCGGCGACGATCCGGCGGACGAGGGCGCAGTGCTTGTACAGCTCGTACAGGCCCGCGATCAGGGCGATGACCGCGAGGACGACGAGCATGACCGGGTTGGCGTCCATGGCCACGCTGAGTGCCGCCGTCGCGGTGGCCGCCACTCCCATGGCCACGGCCAGGGACAGGATGAGCCCGGCGAGGATCCGGAGGACCGGGTTGGCCTGGATGTACGCGAACAGCCGGGCCAGCACGGACAGAACCTTCGTCACGGCGGGCAGCAGGATCTGGCCGAAGGAGATCGCGAGGTTCTGGATCCCGGCGAGGGCCTCGTGCCACTGCTGCGCCACGGTGGCCTGGGTCTTCTCCCAGGACTTGCCGTAGTCGCCGACGGCCCGGCCGATGTCCTCGTACTTCGCCCGCAGGTTCGGCAGGTTGGACATCAGCGAGAGCATCGCCTTGTCCGACCGGCCGCCGCCGAAGATCTTCGCCATAACCTCGTCGGCCTGGGAGGCGGACAGCCCGGCCTTGCGGAACGCGTCCTGGATCTGGGTGAGCGCCACGTAGATGCCGTCAGGCCGCCGCAGGTCCGCGGCGATCTTGTTCGTCGTCAGCCCGGCGGAGAGCATGACTTCCTGCAGGGTCTTGTTCCGCAGGGTCAGCGTCCCGGTGGTCAGGCCGAGCGCCGACAGGTAGGTGTTCGCCGCCTTGCTGCCCGAGGTGACCATGGACAGGCCCATGGTCAGCCGGGTCGACGCGACCTCGGCCGAGTTGCCCCGGTCGGTGAGGTACGCGATCGCGGCGCCCATCGACTGGATGGAGATGCCCATCGCGGCGCCGGTCGGCGTCCAGTTCTTGATCGACTCGACGAAGTCCTGGAACCGCATGTCGCCCTGGCCGACGATGGCGTTGAGCAGCGCCGACGTCTTCGCCACCCCGCCGGCGGACACGTCGTAGGCCTTCATCACCGACGACAGGGCGTAGGTGGTGTCCTCGAGGTTCGCGCCGTGGATGCGGGCCAGCTCCGCGGAGTAGGCAACGACACGGAGGGCCGCGGCGTAGGACAGCCCGGCCGAGATCGGGTGGTACATCGCCTCGGCCATCTGCGTGCCCGAGTAGCCGGCCCGGTCCCCGAGCTGCAGCAGATCCTGCGAGACCTTCTGCGCCCTGACGCCGACGAGGCCCGCAGCGGTGTACAGGCGCGTGACCTCCGCCTGGAACTTCGCGGCTTCGACGACGCTGTACGCCATCCCGGCGGCGATCGCGAGGAACGCGGTCTTCCCGTGGGTGCCGAGCAGCCCGGTGGAAGCGTCAGCCTTCCCGGTCGCGGCCGCGGCCGCGTCAGCCGAGCCGACCTGGGCGTCCAGGGACGCCGACAGGGCATCAACGGAGCCGATGGCCCGGTCCTGGGATGCGGCCAGCTCGTTCGTGGCCACGGTCTGGTCATCGATCGCGGTCAGGAGCTGTCCGATGGCGTCGGCAAGCCCGGTGTCCGCCTCAGCGGTGCTGGCCGTGACCCCGGACAGCCGCGCCGCTGAGTCCGCGACGTCGTTGATCGCCGCGGCGACCCGGTCCAGGCCGCCGAGCATCTCGTCGAGCCCGGCCAGGAAGCTTTCCGCCGAAAGCGTAAATTCCTGATTCACCGGCGGCAGGAGAGGCGTTGCCCTCACCCCCGCCGCTGGGCTCAGGCTTCGAGTGCGGCCAGGAACGCCTTACCGGTGACCTTGCCGAACGTCCCGGACTCAATCAGCTTCACCGCAGACGGCCGCATGAACGGCCGGGCCGGGATCGTGACCGACTTGCCGAAGAACCCCGCCGCCGGGTTGCCGAGCACCGGGAAGTTCTTAGCGGTGATGTCCGGGTACCCGAATTCCTGGACGGTGCCGTAGAACAGGGTCGGCCCCCAGGCCGTCATCGCCCGGCCGGGTCCCGTCAGCACGGCCGGGGTGCGCTGCACGGACCTGGCCAGGTCACCGGAGATCTTCGCCGGCGGCGACCCTCTCGGCGACGGAGTCGGCGTTCCCAGCGCGTGGGTGCGCAGCTGGAGCGTCATCTTGACCATCGTCTCGCCCGCACGCCCCGCTGCCGTCGCAGCCGCGACCGGTGCCGTGGTCGCGGCCCTGTCGCGGATGACGCGGAGCCGGGCCGCTGCGTCCGCGGCTGCGTTGACGGCCACCGGCCCTCCCGCTCAGCCAGGCGGCCGGTCAGCGTTCTCCTTCGCGATCCGCCGCTTCACCGACAGGAGATCCAGGCAGAACCGCCTCACGTACGGCGGCGTCTCCTCGAGCTGCCTCCA